ACGCCAGTATTTGTGCGAGACAATGCACTGATATATCGTATTTGGTATATATGTACTTTATGATTACGCATTAATTATTACATTTGTTTATACATACTATATTTTTATTTGTATATGTTCATATTATTTATGCAATATTATATTATATGAAATATATAAATATAAACAAATTATTTACTGGATCGTCCATATATATATATATATATACATACTAAAAATAGAGTTTGTAAATTATTAATTATGTGTAATGGATCAATGCTACCGAGTTAAAAAAACACACGAGCATATTCAATGCATTAATTGTGGATTGAAAGGACATGTATACCGAATGTGTAAATTTCCTAGAATGAGTTTTGGAATTATTTTAATAGATATATCGACGATATGTGATAACGTAAGTAGTTCAAATATACTCGATATCAAAAAATCATTTGAAAATAGATATATGGAATCTATTTATGGTAATTACCAAGAACAACAATATAACAATACCGATGATACTTTATCACAAATACAAATTTTCCGATATTACTGTGACAAAATAAAATTTTTACTTGTGCAGAGAAAATTTAGTATAGGATTTATTGAATTCATTCGCGGTAAATATAACATCAACGATCCATCCGAAATAATCAAATTATTCGAGCAAATGACATCCTCTGAAATACTATTAATACAGCAACAATCATACGATGATTTATGGAATATGATTTGGTCAGAACAATCATATCAAAGTAGCAATGGTAAAAAAGAATACTCCAAATGTAAGCATAAATTTAATTATTTCAAATCATTACCAGCTGGACAAAATTTAGATTATTATATACATAACCATAATCCGATCTGGAATTCACATGAGTGGGGATTTCCCAAAGGAAAACGCAATATTGGCGAAAATGATTTACAGTGCGCAATTCGAGAACTACACGAGGAAAGTAATTATACCGATGATGATTATATATTACTAGATATACCACCATTAAAAGAATGTATTACCGGTACAAATGGAATCAATTATATGTATGTTTATTATGTTGGATTATTAAATTGTAACAAGCCAGCATACATAGATGAGTATAATAATTTTCAAAATACTGAGATTGGTTCGATTGCGTGGCTAACTTTCTATGACTCATTTGAGATAATAAGAACGCATCATTTTAGCAAAAAAAATATTTTGGCGAAAATATTTTTTGAGTTGCTCAATATTGTTAAATCGAAAAATTGATATTACAAATCAATGTGTATTATTTGTATAAATAGTAATTTATTAAGTATTGTAGTTAATTATCGAATGGCTTGTTCACTGTACACATATACAGCTTCCGTACCGAGTGTTAACGAATACTTAAAGGGTTCGCCAACAAATAAAGATATGTTTTGTCCTGATTTAACTGAACCGGTTACACCGTTACTTACATATCCATATAAACTAATATATGTAATGATAGATGTATCAGGAAGCACATTTAATGTTGGTAGTGGTTCAATGGGACGCGGTGGTCGTGGACGCGTACAATTAGAAGGCAATGATTTAGTTACAACATCAGATACAAAAATAATAATAGTAGCCGAGTTAGAAGCAGTCGCGCATACGCTTGTTGATATAGCAAATAAATATATTATTGACAATGTACAACTTAATATACTTTCATTTGGATCGAAATATTATAACGCGATTTCGATAAAGGTTAACAATGAATTAATACATGATATTGCTCGTCATTTGGATGTGATTGTACCGTTCGATTGTGGGGCAACCGCAACATTACCGACATTACAACACTTATTTGACGAATTCAAGTATAATGAAAACGTGTATTTAATAATAGCTACGGATGGTCGACCAAGCGACTCGACAGAAGATGTGCTTCTCTATATGAATAAAGTTTATATGAATTTTAAGAAAAATGACAAATTATTACATATCACAGCGATTGGTGCAGGTTCTATTAAAAAAACTGTATGTTCACGAGGATATATTCGAAATACGCATCTAAATATTGATACAATGCCACAACTATCGCATCGCAATGACTCTTCCGAATATCTCGAGTGTGATATTGATTTTTTGCTGGAAATATGTAAATATTGTGATACTAGTATGTATTTACCAGCATGTGGTAAGTACGAGCTTTTGTTCGAAACACTTGGTAACTTTAATCGAAGCAAATTACAATGGAAAGTTCATCTAGACGACGGTATGTGTAACTTGCATGATCCTGTTAACACAGCATTTAACAACATTATCAATATTTCTAATAAATTAATAGTATCTACATTTATAGGTGGTCGCGAAATGCATTATCTCATTGTAAACACTAGCGAATATATTGGATACCAAATAGCATTACAGCTTGTCGATAGTGATATAGTAACCAAAGAAGTTGCGACACATTTGCTTGGACTTAATGATATGGATATCGATATCGATGAGTATTTACTGGATCAAATGATGTGCATTGATTCGGATGGATTAAAATTAATCGTAAATTCAAAATATAACGATATACATACACACACGAGTGAAACTTGTCCGATAGAATATGTAGATGCTATTCAAAAAAATCCACATAACGATACATATTATAAGCATACGTTATGTATTTTGTTTGATGACATTGGTCAAATAAGAATACGTCTATTGAGCTGTTGATTTTTACATTTTTCTCATTTAAGTTACCGATTAACATATAACTATCCAGTAAATATTTGTCGAATTACAATACGACAAATATTTACTGGATAGTTATATAGGAATGTCACGTAAATATCCGATGTATTATAATGTAACATGTTACATAATCAGCATACATATTCCGAATAATATACTATTAATACATAATATAAACAAACAACTTATTTACTGGACATTCCTTATATGCCCGAAATAAATTATACATGTTCGTTGGGTTCATTGTGTCATAGTTCTCAAATATTAAAACGAAATAAATGTAAATTATATTCTTATCCGTTTGATTGGATTTTTTCAAATTGCAATAATATTATACATTGCATAAAAGACAATTTTAATATTTTTTTAAATAAATCATATTATATCGATAGATTACCACAACAATGTGGACATTCGAATTATCATAAATGTATGTTTAATCATCATAATCCGTTAATAAATATAGACCATTATAATTATTATGTAAGATGTGTTGATAGATTTAACAATTTACTTCAAGCACACGAGCATACGTTATTTATTATGATATTTATTAATATGAATGATATTTATGAAAATAAAAAAAATGAAGTGATTGAATTTAATAATGAATTTTCAAAATATACATCTAATTATACACTATTGGTTATTTTTAATATACCTGATAAAGAACAAATTCGCCATATATTTGAATACAACGATAATATTCATTTTTTAGAATTACATACATTATCACGTAGTAATGGTAGAGAATTTGATAATAATGATGATAATATTTATTTGGACAATATAATAAATTCAAATTATACTTTTAATCTTAAAGATACATTAAATATCGCGTATGATTAAGTTTATATTTAATGAAAATATAAATATTGATACATTATTACGTTAACGCTTTTCTAAGCATGTTTGAGATTAACATATTGGATTTAAGGATTGCAGTTTCATTCATTTCAATAAACCATTTATAATGCGTGTTGTACATATTATTTGTTAAAAACATAAATAACATGTCTTTTTCACTCATGAATGTAATATATTGATTACTTAAATGGTCATGTGGTGTTATCCACATTCCGTTTATATCTCTTGATCCATCATATTTTGAATTATAATGATAATATTTCAAATTATTTTTTTTAATTACATGCCATAATACATATTTTCCCAAATCAAAATATTTGAAATCTGTTTGATTATCTAACATTTTATTTAGTCTATTTAAACTAGCAGTAATAATTTTACTTTTTGGTATAGATGCCATTGCTTGGTTCGATGGACGATCATATCCATTGTAACAAGTTATTTTTGAGCAACCGAACCCAATAAATTCATATTGTTTTAGTTTATCAATAATACATGATAAGTCTTTAAATACAATAGTATCTACATCTAACCATATTCCACCATATAAATATAATAAATATACTCGTATATAGTCTGACTTTTGTGCTATTTGTAATTTGTTTATATCAGTTCTTAAATTTGGTATATATTCATGTACTGTTTTATCGTCCAGCAATTTGACATCGAAATTCGCATCACAATGTTTATGTATAGTACGTATACATAAATGTATATATGGAGGCATATTATCTCCTTCCCAATACATCCATATTATTGGTTTAATACTAAAATTTTCGGAATAGTTGATGTGTGTATAAATACATATTAATGTCACAATAATTAGTATTATAATTCCTATTTTTATTACCATTTATATAAATAAAATACATATTCAAACGCGCATTTGCTATCAAACGCGCATTTGCTATCAACACCAATTTCGGTTACTCATGTACAATAAATGGAACATTCGCATTTCTATGCGGTTATATGGCAAGTAGGATATACGAGTACATATGCATTATATTGAATTGTAATTCGACAAATATTTACTGGATTGTCCTATACAATGAATTATAAATAATATTATAATTTCAAATATCTATAATCAATTTTTTCGATCAATATGATTGTTACATATAATCAATAAAATTGATTATAAATATCAATAAATAAATTAAACATGATAATATATAATATAATGAGCAGTGAAAAAGATAAATCGTCGGATGAGCTGGATAGTGATATTGATGATGATAGTGATATTGATGATATTGATGATATTTATGGTAATGGTGTCGAATGTGTTAATCGCAAAGATGATGTAAATAATGATGTCGAATATGAAGATGAAAAAGATGAAGATGAAGAAGATGAAGAATATGACGAAAATAATGATGTTGACGATGACTATGATGATCATGAAGAAAATATGGTGCGCGAAGTATTTTACGAAAAGGGAGTCGATATCGACGATGGAAATGATAATGGTGAAACGGATAATGATTCCGATGATGGTAATACTAATATAGATACCGAATCATCAATTAAAAACAAATATGTTGATAATATTAATGCATTTTATGATAGTGTTGATACAGTAAATAAAACAAAAGAATCAATGTACACTAAAATATATAAACGATCCGATAGAATAACAAAACCATATATGACAAAATATGAATTTGTTCGAACAATTGGCGATAGGACTGCACAAATTGCGAATGGTGCTCCGCATTTGATCAATGGAAATGTTAATAATACAATGCATATTGCCGAACTTGAATTGAAGAATAAATGTTGTCCGATACTTATTGGACGAGAACTGCCTAATTACAAGATTGAAATGTGGGATGTAAATGAATTAATAATTAATGATACGTTTTATCAGTTTTAATCACTAATATCACTTAATGTAGATAGTATATCTTGAATGGATTTATCTAACATATCGATATTGATATTTACATTTTCATTATTATGATGAGTATGTTCGATATTTAAAGGTTCTTTTACATCATTTATGAGTTCGAAAGATGGTGTTATGTACTGTATGTCAGTAATATCGGATATGACTGACATATTGTTTTTTATTTTCGTAAATATGCTACCACCGCGATGTGTTATAGTTACAGGCTGTGTTTGCCATGTCTCTTGTGGTGGTTCTTGTGGTGGTTCTTGTGGTGGTTCTTGTGGTGGTTCTTGTGGTTGTTCTTGTGGTGGTTCTTGTGGTGGTTCTTGTGGTGGTTCTTTTCGTGTCATTGATGTTGCATCTTGTTGAACAGGTGGTTGTTCTTGTGGTTGTTCTTGTGGTTGTTCTTGTGGTGGTTCTTTTCGTGTCATTGATGTTGCATCTTGTTGAACAGGTGGTTGTTCTTGTTGTACATGTGGTGTTGTTTGTAATTCATCGAACGGTGACGTTTCAGATGCATCTTGTTGTACTGGTTGTGCATCTTGTTGTAATGGTTGTGCATCGTGTTGTACTGGTTGTGCATCTTGTTGTACTGGTGCATCTTGTTGTACTTGTGTCGACGACTCATGTCGTGTTATCACGTGTGTTGTTTGCGGTTGTGTTTGTTGCTCATCGACATGTTCGTTTTCAAATGCATTATTATCAATTAATTTATCAGCACTGTCATCAGTAACTTTAATTATTTTACTTTGGATGGTATCGTCAACGGGCTCTATTTTTCGCATGGATGCATTATATTCATCTATAATTTTTTGTGCATCTGTAAAATCATAGTCGGTTTGTTCTTTGGTAACTATTATTGATGAGCTTTGTTTAGTATGTTTATTAATCGTTGTTAATTGACTGTGTAGTGTTGATATTAATATATTACTTGCGTAAACAAACATATCTTGCGTAGTTTTATCATACGCTTTGAACTCAATTGACGAGTATATACTACTCATGATCGACAGAGATTTTGTTATAAATGCGATATATCGTAATATTACGCTAAAATTCGGCAGCGGACATACTTCAAATAGAACCGGTATATTTACTATGCATTGTAGCAATTTATGCATATCTAGTTGATGTTTATTTTCATACAATATGTTATATACAGTCTCTATTTGCCAAAAACCTAATTTATCAAGCACCTGTTCAATATCACACGTTGTTATTAATTGTTTATTGTCAATTTTATCCATTGCTATATTTATACACGATATTTAATGTTATTGTACTTTGATAAAATTTTTTGAAAAAATGTTATCAAACCAAATTTTAAATACGCGCACCACATGCAGTACATATATACTGCGTATAGTATGTTGTTCCTGCATGGTAAAATACAGCTTCCTTGAGTTTTTTATCACGGTAACTTACGCATTTTTTATTTGGACATATATATTGCCTTGTTCTAAATAACGTTGGATCGTAGATTGAATTATCATTTTTGATCAGGTATTTGGATGTATCATTATATACTTTTTTAGTCAACATTGTCATATTTTTTACGAACATTATATCATTGCAACTATAGCATATAAACATACATATGTTATTTTTGTTTGATTCTATATAATCAATTAACTGTTTTATATCATTATTAGCGTTCGTCATATTTTGTATGACGCATAGTATATATGGGGAGTTGGAATATATATGTCTTAATTCCGCGAATATTTTGGCGGGTAGTATTGCGTCTTTTATATGCTTGTTATTTGATGTTATATCGGATACTGTTTTTTTAATTTTATTTATCAATTCATTATCTTGCATATTATGTGATTTTTGCAATGCATCTTTGATGTTTGCATATGTTACTATGTACGACAAGTTATTACAAACACTACAAAATTTCATTTATGTTTGTGTATTGTTATATTATTAGTTATATTATTATATTGTTATACCGTAAAATAAACAATTTTTAATTACGGTAATAAAATTGCTTAATTTATTATATAGGTTATTAATTATAGATAAATAACAAATATGGACTTCATGTTATCACTTGGAGAGATTGTTGACACGATCTTGAAAAATACCGTTAAAATGTTATTGATCAGAATAGACAACAATGTAGTATTTGACGATAAATTTAATTTTCACAAATACGTCAAATCCGTGATTGAGTATGAATTATATAAAATTAACATTGGTGATAATAAATTTGCGATCAAATTTACACATATTAAGATTACCGGGATCAAAAAAATATATCAGTTTATGGATTTTATAAATGAGTACCCTGATCACAATAAAATATTAATTGTTGACGATATACCAGACAAAGCATTTGGACAGTTATATAAGTCCGACCAATATAGCAATTCAGTTGAAATATTTAAGGAATATGAGCTTCTTGTTAATTTACTTGATAACATATTTATGCAAAAATACAAACTAATCAAAGCATCTGATATAAATATTAACGATACGTTTTTATGCACACCTGATCAAATGCCGCATATTTGCATATATGATCCATTGGCGAGATATTATAAAGCCCGGAAAGGAGATGTTATAAAATGCATTAGATATAATACAACATCACTAAAGAATGCATTTTATAGGTATGTTGTTTAAAAAATTGAAAAATTGATAATCATATTATAGGACTGTCCAGTAAATATTTGTCGAATTACAATGCAATATAATGCATATACAACAGTATATTTAAACAAATCCTATAACTGTGAATAGGAAGCATCAATACTTCGTATTGATACTCCGCAAG